ATTGTGATTATAGATGAAGCGGATTATATGAATCCCGATTCTGTTCAACCAGCCATGAGAAACTTCATTGAAAAGTTTGCAGAAAATTGTTCGTTTATTTTCACTTGTAATTACAAAAATCGAATTATAGATCCGATTCATTCACGATGTGCAGTCGTGGATTTTGGGTTGAACAAAGAAGAAAAACCACATATCGCAGCCCTGTTCATGGAACGATGTGTGTCCATGTTAGCATCAGAAAATATAACTCATGACAAAAAAGTAATTGTAGAATTAATCAATAAACACTTTCCAGATTTTCGGAGAGTGATAAATGAATTGCAAAGATATTCAACTTCGGGAGATATTGATTCTGGTATTCTTGCGAATATTGGTGAATTGAATTTGAATTTATTAATTTCTACATTACGAGAAAAGAATTTCCAAAACATGCGCCAATGGGTTACTTCAAATGTGGATAACGATCCAATATCAGTTTATCGTAAAATTTATGATAAATTATATGATGTATTGGAAAAATCTTCTATTCCTCCAGCAGTATTAATTATTGCAGATTATCAATACAAATCGGCCTTTGTCGCAGACCAAGAAGTAAATCTTGTTGCTTGTTTGGTTGAATTAATGGCAGAATGTGAGTTCGTATGAGCCCGTTTGATTTTGTGAAACAGATTAATTATGGTAAGATAAATCTGATGGATGAAACTCCTGAATTAGAAAGGGAGTATAAACAGTTCATTATAAATCGTGCATTGAGTTTTAATCACGATACGGCCCTTTATGCAAATGAAATGAACTTTCTAAATCACCTAGATCCGAAACTTCAATTCGACTTTTTTCTAAATATAATCAGACCGAAGAAACGGTATGGAAAATGGTTGAAACGTGAAAACAATGGAGTTCTCGAATTAATCAAAGAATATTATAAGTGCAGTTATGCGAAAGCGAGAGAATACTCTACTTTACTTGATGATTCGCAACTGGATATTATTAAACAAAGAATTGATACAGGTGGTTTGAAAGGACAAAATGAGCGAAAACATAATTCAAGCGATGATTGAAGTAACACTAAAAGAACCCGATGATTTTCTCAAGGTACGAGAAACCCTTACACGAATCGGAATTGCATCACGCAAAGAAAAAACTTTATTTCAGTCATGTCATATCCTGCACAAGCAGGGAAAATATTACATAGTACATTTTAAAGAATTGTTTGCATTAGACGGAAAAACAACTAATTTTTCTGAAAATGATGAAGCAAGACGAAATACAATTGCCAATCTTCTCGCAGAATGGGAATTGATTGAATTGGTAGAAACAGATAAATCATCAGAACTTACTGTGCCATTGAGCCAGTTGAAAATTCTTTCCTTCAAGGAAAAGGATGAATGGGAGCTTACTCCCAAATATAATATTGGAAATAAAAGGGATTCTGATGAGAATGACGAGTGATTTACTATTTTATAAATTATTTTCAGGTGTAAAAGACCCCAAACGAGCTACAAGCGGTTCAGCATGTTTTGACTTGTACTCTTTTTTACCAGACAACTCTACGGTTTCGGTATATATAAATCATTTTGAAGAGTTGGAAATAAGAAATAGATTGGTGCAAAATGGAAGGGTACAAGTCAATTCTAATGAGCGAATTCTGATACCTACAGGAATTATTTTTGATATTCCAAATGGATATTCAGTAAGACTATATCCAAGATCGGGCCTGGCATTGAAACAAGGATTGACCTTAGCGAATAACACGGGCATAATTGACTCAGACTATGTGGAACCTGTTTTTGCGATGATAACTAATATCAGCGGAACAATTAAATACGTAAAACATAATGAACGTGTTTGTCAGGGTGAATTGTTTAAAAATGAAATATGTATCTTGGAAGAAATAAGTGAACAACCAGAAAGAAAAACTGATAGAGATGGGGGATTTGGTTCAACAGGAAAGGAATAATTTTGGCTTATATTTTACACAAATGGACGGTTGCTACTGTCCAAGTAGTATATTACATACCAGATTATTTGCACATAGTGAACGAATTCGTGTGGCAGACCGAAGATCAAATACCAGAATTTCCACGCATAACTAAGTTTTTAAATTATTGGGACAAGAACATTGACGGCCCAATCAAAGAAGTATATATCTATGATCAAGGCCAAAGTGAGGTCAGGGTAGTAGATAGGAAATTTAAACTTAATTAATATGATAAATAATTATGAAAACAAAATATACACTATTAGTGGATGATGCAGGAAGTTATGCAGAAAATTCACTAATAGTTTTGATTTGGACAATTTTAAGACATCGCTTCCATCACCTATGTAATGGTGAAGGATGGCGTGATTGAGGTGCATCATAGTGATGGCCTCGTATAACACCCCTAGTCCTGTGCTAAGGATAGGGGGATTTTTCAATAACCTCGCTTAAATAAGGAGGCATTATGGTTACATTAGCACATCACACTAATTTCACAGCAGGCGATCTAGAACGTTTTATGGGTCTTACCGTAGGGTTTGATACCATGTTTGATCGTTTGATGAACTTTTCCCCAACTCAACAAGAAAGTGGATATCCACCTTACAATATTCGTAAGGTAGATGACTACAATTACGTTATTGAGATTGCCCTTGCAGGATTCTCTGAACGTGATATTGAAGTTGAAGTAGCGGATGGAGTTCTTTCTGTTCGTTCTAAAGAAGACAAGGACACGGCCGAAACCGAATACGTTCATCGGGGAATTGCCAGACGGTCTTTCGCTCGTAAGTGGACTCTTTCTGATGACATGATTGTCAACGGAGCCGAGTTCCAGAACGGTCTTCTGAACATCAATCTGGAGAAAGTGGTTCCAGAGGAAAAGAAACCACGAATTGTTCCAATCACTATGTCAAATGTGATTGAACACAAAAAGAAGTAAAGTTACTTTTCCCCTCCCACCAAAGAATATATACTTTAGTGGGGGGTTTTTGTTTTTTAATTATTCGTAGGAGAAAAATTATGTTACCATTAGCAGGACTATTATTTAATGTTATATCGGGCCTTGTTATTGACAAAGCACAGAGTCTAGCAAAAGAACATGTTGAAAAAATGATTGATGATATTCTTCCAGACGATGCTAAAAATGAATTAGAAGAAATTCTTGCAGATGATCCAGAACATCCATTTGATAACATAAAAGATGCATTATCTGGTGCAATAGAAGGAAAGTTGCCCATACCTTTCAAGGATGGAAAATTCCTTCCTATAGAGGTTGAATTTAAAGTGAGATTTGATCCTAATACAAAGGAAATTAAAATTATACAAGGATAATTATGTATTTGACTAAGAATTTTTCATATTTAGAAATGATAAAAAGTTCAACTGCTCAACGTCTTAATGTTTCTAATGAACCAACAGTTGAACATGTGATCAGTTTAGTAAATCTTTGCAATCATATTTTACAACCAGTAAGAGAAGAATTTGGGCCGATTCGTATCAATAGCGGCTATCGTTCTCCTGCATTGAATGCAAAAGTGGGCGGTTCAAAAACAAGTCAACATTGCAATGGTGAGGCGGCTGACTTTGAATCTTCAAGAATCTCCAATCCAAAACTTGCAGCGTGGATTGCTAAAAATTTAGATTTTGATCAACTCATTCTGGAATTTTATGATGGTAAAGATCCACATAGCGGTTGGATACATTGTTCTTATAAAAAAGATGGTAGTAATCGTGGAAAAACAATGACTGCTTTGAGAATTAGGGGGAAGACACAATATAAAAATGGTCTACTTTCATGAAGTATGTGTGGTTAATATATCTTCAATTTCTATTTGTTGCTGGTCAATTCAATGCAAAAAAGAATTGGATTGACAAACACATTTTAATATGTTATAATAAGTTAGATGAATTAAACGTTGATTATGTTAAGTATCATGATTTTGATAAAAAAGAATAGATGAGTTTTTATACAAATGTACACCGCCTGGGAAATAATATTTTATTCCGTGGCATCTCTAATGATGGCCAACGATTCAAAGATCGTGTAGAGTATCAACCAACACTCTATATTCCTACCAAAGAAAAAACAAAATTTCGGACTCTTGAAGGAAAACCAGTTGGAGAAATTCAACCTGGCAATATGAGAGAGTGCCGAGATTTCATTCGTAAGTACAAAGAAGTTGACAACTTCAATATTTACGGTAATGACAAATTTGAGTTTTCTTTTATTGCAGAATATTTTCCAGAAGAACATATAGAATACGATTTTTCACAGATTCGTATTGCATATCTTGATATTGAAATTGCATCAGAAAATGGATTTCCAGATATTGATACTGCAACCGAAGAGGTTACGGCTATTACAATCAAAATAGATGGCAAGTGTTATGTTTTTGGTAGAGGCGAGTTTGTTCATGATAGGGAGAATGTTTTCTATTTTCGATTCGATAGTGAACGGGCACTACTTCAAAAGTTCTTTGAAATATGGGATAAGGAATCACCAGATATTGTTACAGGATGGAACATAGAAACATTTGATATTCCATATTTGATTAATCGTGCAAAACGGCTATTTGATGAAAAAAGAAATCCATATCGATTACTT